ACAAGAGCTATAGCTGGGCTCAGCAGAGAGCCCAGGAGAATCTCTATGCATGGCTAACGGACAGAACTAGACGTCTTTTCTAGCTTGCCAACCATCCCCAGGAGGAAGGGGGTGCACCAATATCTGGGCTATTCAGTACTTTTTGGGGCTATTGCAAGATAGCACGCTTGAATACCCCTTACATACCTGCAGTTCTGTTTCATGACAGAGCCCGCATTCATGCGGTACCAAGAAAAAGTACTGAATAGTCGCGAATTTGGCACGGGGGCTTTGCGGGGTAGTAGACCCAGGTCACAGTAGGACGCATATTAATCCGGTCCGAAAAGTGCGAAGTGGGCCTATAAGCCGGGTTTCACAAAACCGCAGATAGAATGATATGCATAAATCATTCGCGTCCCAATTCGTCCCATCCGTCCTGGAATGGGTGGGCGAGGTAGGCCCGCGCGACGGCATCTGCGAGGGCGTCTGCCTCGGGCCTGTCGTAGTGCCTCTCGGTGACCGAGCGGCCCACATGACCCATCATCCGCTCTATCTTCTCGGGGTCGACGCACAGCACCCAGTGCGTGTAGGTCTCCCACGAGTTGCGCAGGTTCCTCATGGGATGCCTCGGCACGTCGGCCTTTGCCAGGAGCCTGTCGAACCGCTCCCGCACGGCCTCCCGCCTCATGGGCCTGCCATCTGCGGCCTGCAGGATCCACTCGTCCTCTGACGCGAGGCACAGCCCGTGGAGGCGCTCGGCGAGCGGCCCCGGCACCACGGCGGCATGGACGCTCTGGGCGGTCTTGAGCCTGCCTGTCACGTCGCCGTCGCGCGTGGCCTGCCGCACGATTGGAACCACCGCCACGGGGACGCCATGGGGACGGGTAAGGGCGACCTCTGCGTTGCGCACGCCGAGGGACTCTCCCACGCGCGGCCCGCCGAAGGCGGAGAGTATCAGCCACGGCTCAAGGTACGTGCCCCTGGACGCTCCCCAGATTGCCCCCAGCTCGTCCAGGCTCCATATGCCCCTGTCGCGGGTCTCGCCCGCAGGCGGCATCCTGTAGCGCCTGTGGAGCACGGCGGCGTCGCAGACGCCTCGAAGCTCAAGCTCGTCGAAGATTGCCCGCATCACGATGCGGGCCATGTCCGCCTGCCCCCTTGTCATGGCGTCCAGCCACGCTTGCATGCCCGAGGCGGTGACCTCGCGGGCGGGGGTGCTCCCCCACGTGGGAAAGACGTGGACCCTCCACGCCATGCGGTAGTGCTCAAGGGTGCCGACGGAGATGTCGCCCGACATGACCCTGCGCTCGAAGGAGGGGAGGACCCACTGGGACCACGCCTGTCCGACGGTTGGGCACGGGGCATCGCGGCTATGCTCGAGGCGTATCTGCGCAAGGCGGTCGTACGCATCCCTGCGCGTGCCCCTCACGGTCTCCGAGCACCGCCTGTAGCCGTCTGGCGTCTCGGCCCAGTACCTGATGCGCCAGCGACCCCTCCCGACCTCCTGGACGCATCCCCAGTCGCTTCTCGCGGCCCTTCGTGCCATAATGGCATCGGCCTCCTATCCGTGGCCGTCGCCCCCTCGCCTTCCGCCAAGATGACCGAGGGGGCGAACTTTTTTCCTAGTTCGCTATCTCGTACCCGAGCTTGCGGTAGAGCGTCACGGTACCGCCCACCTCGTTGCCTTGGAACTGCACGACATCGACCGTGTGGGTGCCAGCCGCGAGCGCACTCCCCTTGAGGTCGAGCGGGACCTGGGCGTCGCCGAAGTTGCCCTTCGTCGCCTCGACGCCGTCAACGTAGACGTGAGTCACCGCAGAGCCGTCGAGGCCGTTCGTGTCAAGCTCGACCTGCGTCAGCTGAGTGTCCTTTGGCACAGTGAGCTTCGGGACGTTGCCGCCCTCAGTGGTGCCAGCCTGCGTGCGAAGCATGACAGACCCATCGCCGACCTCAGACAGCCCGGAGCCGTCGAAGTCCTTCTTGGTCGTGGAATCTTCCGTCTGTGGTGCCTGCTGGGCCGTCTGTCCGCTATCGGTTCCATGCTGCTGTGCCTGCCCGCCGCACGCCCCGAGCGCGACGGCCATCGCGACGCACAAACCCATGACCGGTGCCTTCAATACCTTCATGACTACCTTCTCTCTGCCCTTCGGGCATCCCACGGTGCCGACGGCACCGTCCTCACGCCTCGCCTCATCACGTGCCTAGATCTCGAAGTCGAACGGGACCGTGTACCAGACCACGCGCCCGATGATGGTTATGGTCTCCGTCCCCTCCACGGACGCGTCGTACACCATCGGGTGGAAGGTGGGGTCGGTGGAGTCGGGGTCAAGCTCGATCCCGTTCTCGAGCTTCCTGACGCGCTTCACGGTGGCGTCGTAGCCGTTCACGCAGACGGCGTAGACGGAATCGTTGACGATTGGCTCCCTGAGCATCGGGTCGACCAGGGCGAGGCTTCCGTTCGGGAGGACCCTGTTCATTGACTCACCGTAGACTTCCAGGAAAAACGCCTTCGGGTGGCGTCTCATCAGGAACGTCGGGCAGGGGAATCCGTAATCGCCCTCCTCCATCTCGAGCGGCATCCCAGCCGCGATCTTCCCGTACACCCTGAGCTCCTCGCTCGAGAACTCCTCCTCGTCTCGGGTGGATATATACTTCGCGAAAAGCTTCGGTACTGGAATGTTAAACAGCTTTGATATTTCTTCCATGCGCTCGAAGTCAGGAAGCGTTCCCGATGTTTCCCAGGCACCGACTGTGCTTTTTGCAATATCGAGCCTGGCGGCCAAATCTCGCTGTGTCATTCCGTGCTCAGCACGCAATCTGGCGATGTTGTCTCCGAAAACACTACTCATGTTGCACCTTCTTCTGCGAGAGCGCTACTTGGCCATCAATGCTGGCTGTCTTTGCTTGCATCATACAAAACGGAACAAAAATATTAGCCAGATATATTGACTAGCCATTTATATTGGCCTAGTATCCTTGTTGCCCAATAATTTTGGCCAACAAGGAGGTAAAAGACATGGACGGCAGCAAGATGCGGGAGATGCGCAGGCGAAGCCACAAGACGCTCCGGCAGATCTCGATCGAGAGCAACGTGACGGAAGGCCAGATCATGAACATCGAGACGGGCAAGACGCCCAACCCGGGCATCGTGACGCTTACCGCGCTCGCGGCCGCGATGGACTGCTCCGTCAGCGACTTCGTTGGCCGTGCGGAGTCCGACCAGCAAAACGCTCGCTGACAAGCAGGCAATTGCCAAGTGTCACTTGACTGACTAACACCAACCAATGAAAGGGAACCCGACCATGACCGCCAACACGATCAACGACTTCGAATGGTGCGTCGACTGGACCGAGGACGGCGGCGAGTGGCACCGCAGGTGGTTCGCGTCCCTGGATGACGCGAGAGAGTTCGGGAACGGGCTCGTCTCGGACAACGAGAGCAACGAGCGGTTCTGGATCTCCGCGCAGCGCCTGCGCCTCGTGAGCACGTGCGACTTCCTGGACAGCTGCATCCCCGCCGGCGCGGTCCGGCTGGCGTGAGGCGTTAGTGCCCGCATCCGATGCGCCCCGCACGGGGGACGGGAGGGCAACCGCGCGCCACTCCTTTCCGCGCGGAAGCCGGCACAGCAGCCGGGGGTACGGACCGGCGGGACCGAGACCGGCTCCCTGCCGCCCCTCATGCGGGGCGCACCGTGGCAGAGACGGATTGGAGGTGATCTAGATGGAGGTGACTATGGCGGACCCACTGGACGAGCTAGTGAGCACCATCCAGCAGGGCGTTGACCGCTACAGGCGGCGCATGGAGGAGGACCCCTACCCCTGCGGGAGCCGGGCGCTCGCCTTCGCGCAAGCTGCGGGCCTGCCGGTGCGGATGGCCTACACGGTGGCGGACACCGCCCGCTACACGGGCGTTTCGGCGCACACCCTGCGCGAGGAGCACGAGGCGGGGCGGCTCGCGTTCGTGATGTCTCCAGGAGCCGAGCGAGGCAGCCTCGTGCCAGTAGCGGCGGTGGACGCATGGATGGACGAGAACGCGAGATAGGAAAGCCCGCACGAATGACGGTTCGCACGGGCATGTCCGGAGATTGGAGTCTCGGATGGACGTGTCGAGGATAGCAAAGAAGGTCGGCATCGCGCTCGTGATCGCGGCGCTGCTGGCCATGGTGGGCGTCTGCGGGCGCTGGGATTACGAGGACCGCGTGGCCGCGCTCTCGGGCGAGTACACGATCCAAGCGGGAGGGGAGTAACGTGGCGGAGCCAGTGAGGATCGACGCTCTGGAGCTGGAGAACGTCAAACGCGTAAGAGTGGTCGAGATGGAACCCAGCCCCGATGGGCTGACGGTCATCGGTGGGCGCAACGGCCAGGGCAAGACCAGCGTGCTCGACGCAATCGCGTGGGCGCTGGGAGGAAACAAGAAGCGGCCGGATGAGCCGAACCGCAGGGGAGCGGCCACGCCCGCGAGGCTGCGCGTGGAGCTTTCCAACGGCATCGTCGTGGAGCGCAAGGGCAAGAACGGCACCCTCCACGTGACCGACGAGAGCGGCCAGAAGGCGGGACAGGCGCTCTTGGACGAGTTCGTCGGGCAGCTCGCGCTCGACCTGCCCAAGTTCATGGCAGGCACGGACGCCGAGAAGGCAACGGCGCTGCTCCAGACGCTGGGCATAGACGAGGAGCTTTCCAGGATAGACGGCCAGATTCGCGGGACCTACCAGGACAGGCAGCTCGCGGGCCGCGACGCCAAGGCCAAGCGCGCCCACGCCGACAAGCTGCCGCACCACAAGGATGCCCCCGAGGAGCCGGTGAGTGTGGCTGACCTCGTGGCCGAGCAGCAGGGCATCCTGGCACGCAACGGCGAGCGGCAGGCGCAGAGGTCCCATGCCGCCGAGCTGGCACGCGCCGTCGAGGCGGACCGCGTGACCGTGGACGCCCTGCGCACGGCGGTGAAAGAGGCGGAGGCCGCGCTCAGGGCGGCGCACGAGCGCCTGGAGGAGGCCAACGGACGCCTGGCCAAGGACGCAAGCGACGCGCGCGACGCCGCCAAGACCGCCGAGCAGCTTACCGACGAGTCAACCGCCGAGGTCGAGGAGGCCATCGCCCGCATCGAGGACACCAACGCAAAGGTCCGCGAGAACCAGGCCAAGGCCCAGGCCGTGGCCGAGGCCACCAAAGCCGAGGCCGAGTACGACGACCTCACGGAAAAGCTCGAGGATCTGCGCGAGAGCAGGAGGTCGCTCCTGGACGGCGCGCCACTGCCGCTTCCTGGCCTCTCGATAGACGAGGACGGTCGGCTCACCTATCAGGGGCACACCTGGGGGGACATGAGCGGGTCCGAGCAGATGCGCGTGGCCGCAGCGGTTGCCCGCGCCGCCAAGCCCGAGTGCGGGTTCGTCCTCGTTGACAAGCTGGAGCAAATGGACGCTCAGACGCTCGCGGAGTTCGGCACATGGGCGCGGGACGAGGGCCTTCAGGTCATCGGCACACGCGTGGCCACGGACGGGACGTGCGACCTCGTGATCGAGGACGGGCGTGTAGTCAGGGCGGACACGGAGCCTGAGCCGGAGGCGTTCGGCTTCGACGGCGAGCCGGAGAAGACAGAGAGGAAGTGGGTGGTCTAGATGCCAAGGTACGAGCTCGAGTGCGGCGTGAGGAAGGCCGCGCTGAAGGTCTTCGTGTACGGACCTGAGGGAATCGGCAAGTCTACCCTCGCTGCGGAGTTCCCGTCTCCGGTCTTCATCGACGTGGAAGGCGGCACTAACCAACTGCCTGTGGCGCGCATGCCGCGCTCCACTAGCTGGACGATGCTCCTGGACGAGGTGAGGGCCGTACGCGACGGTGACGTGCCATGCTCCACGCTGGTGGTCGACACCGCCGACGCGGCGGAGCGCCTGTGCGTGGCTCACGTCTGCGCCAAGGATGGCAAGGACGACATCGAATCGTATGGGTACGGGAAAGGATACGGCGTCGCAGTCGCCGAGTTCGGCAAGCTGCTGGACCTGCTCTCTGAGGTGGCTGAGCGAGGGCGCAACGTCGTACTGACAGGACACTCCATACTCAGCAAGTTCGAGCGCCCGGACGAGTCGGGGGCCTATGACCGATTCTCGCCGAACCTCATCGACACCAAGAAGGCGTCCGACGCCGCCATGGTCAAGCAGTGGGCGGATATGGTCCTCTTCTGCGACTACGAGACGCGAGTCATCAAGGACAAAAACGGGAAGTTCAAGGCCGCTGGAGGAGATCGCGTCATCCACACCTGCCACGCACCGCAGTGGGACGCCAAGAACCGCTTCGGGCTGGCGGAGAAGCTGCCCCTCGCGTGGGAGTCAATCGCCGACGTGATCCCCGACCTCATGGCCGAGCAGGGACCACGGGAGCCGGAACCCGCCACCGAGAGGTCGAAGGCGGGCAATCCTCCAGAGAAGGCAGCAAAGCCCGAGAGGCGGGTCGAGAGCACCCCGGAGGGGGTCTCCGAGACGCCATACGAGCGTCCCGACTACCCGGAGCGCATGTCGGCGCTCGCCGACCTCATGGAGCGCGACCAGGTGACTGACGCGGAGCTGAGGCAGGCCGTGGGCCAGACCGGCAACTTCCCCGCCTCGTGCGCCGCCACCGACTACGAGCAGGGGTACGTGGACTTCCTGGTGTCCAACTGGGCACCGATGCTCAAGCGCATCCAGATCAACCGCATCCCCGTCCCGTTCGACTAGCAAAAAGCAGAAGCAAGGCAAGAAACGAGTGAAAAGAGGTACCGAGAATGGCAATCGAGAACGAGGCGCTCGGCTGGGACGACCCCATCGAGGCGCAGGACTCGCAGTTCACGCTGCTCACCCCCGGCGAGTACACCTACCGCGTGGACGACTTCGAGCGCGGCCGCTTCGACGGCAGCGACAAGATGCAGGCGTGCCCCATGGCCACGCTGACCCTCTCGTGCGCGAACGCCACAGGCGAGGTCGCAAGTGTGCAGACCAGGCTGTTTCTCAACAAGAAGCAGCAGTGGAAGCTGACGCAGTTCTTCAAGTCGTGCCACCTCATCCCGCAAGACGCGAGCGGGCAGACCCATCTTCCGTGGGATAAGGTGCTCGGCGCTATGGGGCAGTGCAAAGTCAAAAACCGCACCTACAACGGCAACCAATACAACGAGATTGATTCTTTCATCACCGACAAAGCCGGAAAGACGAGCGCGGCAAGCGGTATGGCTCAAGCACCAAGTGCCGGCGGATATAGGATGTAGGCGCGGATCATGGAATTGCGGCCGTACCAAAAGGCCGCCGTCGAGTCGATTTTCAACGAGTGGGGGTCTGGCAATCTCCGGACCCTCCTCGTGCAGGCCACGGGCACCGGCAAGACCATCGTCTTCTCCGAGGTGGCCCGGCAGGTGGCTGAACGCGGGGGCAGGACCCTCGTGCTCGCCCACCGTGGGGAGCTGCTCGACCAAGCGGCCGACAAAATCAGAAAGACAACGGGGCTTGAATGCTCAGTCGAAAAGGCGGAGGAGTCGAGCCTGGGCACGTGGAACCGCGTCACCGTCGGCTCCGTCCAGTCCCTCATGCGCGAGGACAGGCTCTCGCGCTTCGCGCCGGACCGATTCGACGCGATAGTGGTGGACGAGGCCCACCACAGCCTGGCCGACGGGTACGTGAGGATTCTCGACCACTTCTCCGGGGCTAGCGTGCTTGGCGTCACCGCGACCGCCGACAGGGCGGATCGCAGGGACCTCGGCGAGGTCTTCGACTCGATTGCGTACGAGTACGGCATGGCCCGCGCCATCAAGGACGGCTGGCTCTGCCCCATCGAGGCGGAGATGGTGCCGCTCAGCCTGGACGTGTCGGGCGTCTCGGTGACGCACGGCGACTACCAGGCGGGGCAGCTGGGAGACGCGCTGGACCCCTACCTCGACTCGATAGCCGACGAGCTGGCGGCAAGGTGCCAGGAGCGCAGGACGGTGGTCTTCCTCCCGCTGGTGAGGACCGCAAAGGCCTTTGCGGAGCGCCTGCAAGAGCGCGGCATGTCCGCCTGCGAGGTGGACGGCCAGAGCGATGACCGCGCTGAGGTGCTGGCGGACTTCGACGCCGGGCGCTACCAGGTGCTCTGCAACTCGATGTTGCTCACCGAGGGGTGGGACTGCCCCGCCGTGGACTGCATTGTGATGCTCCGACCGACCAAGTCGAGGAGCCTCTACACGCAGTGCATAGGGCGCGGCACGCGCCTCAGCCCGGAGACGGGCAAGGAGAAGCTGCTTCTGCTCGACTTCCTGTGGATGACTGGGCGGCACGACCTGTGCCGCCCCGCCGCGCTCTTCGCCAGCTCCGACGAGGTGGCCGCCCGTATGACGGCCATGACCGAGGAGGCGGGCGGCGCACCCGTGGACCTGATGGCGGCGGAGCCCGTGGCCGAGACGGCCTTGGCGGTGCAGCGCGAGGAGGCGCTCGCCGCAGAGCTCGAGCGCATGCGGCACCGCAAGGCCAAGCTGGTGGACCCGCTGCAGTACGCGGTCAGCGTGTGCGACCTCGACCTGCAGACGTACAAGCCGACCTTCGCCTGGCAGGCGGAGGAGGCGAGCGACAGACAGCGGAAGCAGCTCGAGAGGCTTGGCGTCAACCCGGACGGCATGGACGCGGGCAAGGCCCAGCTCATGCTCGACAAGCTGCGCGAGCGCATCGATGCCCACATGGCCACGCCGAAGCAGGTGCGGATGCTCGAGCGCAAGGGCTTCCGCCATCCGGGCCTCTGGACCTTCGACCAGGCAAGCGCCATGATGGCGCGCCTCTCAGCCAACCACTGGCGGGTGCCGGCTGGCATCGACCCCGCAACCTATGAGCCGGACGCCGCATGACAGAGGGGAGCGAAGAGATGGAGAGGGGAGGAACCATGAGCGAGATAAGTGACGAGCTGCGCAGGCTGGCCAGCGACGCGGGCGCGGGGCTGCGCGACCTGGCGGGCCGCGTCGACGCGGAGACGGTCGAGCTGCCGAGGGACGGGGACGGCGCGCCCATCCGCGTGGGGGACACGGTGTACGAGCGCGGTGACCTTGTACGGAGGAAGCACGTCGACTACATGACGCTGTGCAAGAGGGGCTGGATCGTCTACCACGGGCCGTTCGTCATCGACCACGGCTCGTGCACGCACGAGCCCCAGGACAGCTGGGGGCGCGTCGCGGACGAGCTGGACGCGCTCGCCGAGGGCGAGGCGATGGCCCACGGGGTAAGGGCCGACCTGCGCGGGCTCGCAAGGCGCGTCCGTGCGTTGGCGGAGAGGGAGGCAGGCGATGGTGACAGCTGATGGTGACACGGTTGAAAGGGCGGCTAGACAAGCTGGTGCTCAAGTCGCGCGAGGCAGGGGCGGTGTAGACGCATGGCCGAGTGCATAGTCGACATCACAGACAGCGTCCCCCAAGCCAGCACGGCAGAGGAGGTGGTGAGGTGCCGGGACTGCAGGCATCTCAGCTATTACCGGCTCCTCACGCAGGAGCTGTACAGCTGCACGCGCAATGCCGACAACAACGACGACGGCTCCTTCTCGGTGGAGCCTGATGGCTTCTGCGCGTGGGGCCAGAGGAGGGAGGACACGCATGAGACAGACCGATGACGAGCGCCGAGAGGTGGCCGAGGACCTGCGCCACCTCGCGACCTACGGGCACATCTGCTGGTGCGAGCAGCTCTACGAGGAGGTGTCGGACGCCGTGATGCCGAACTACGACTTCCACGGCATCGACGCGCTCCTGGAGCGCCTTGCCGACCTGATAGACCCGGACGGGGATGACGACGATGAGTGACACGCGAGAGTGCCGAGAGTGCCCATTCTGCGGTGGCGGCGACGTCCTCGTCAAGCACTCGGGGCACTGGGGGTGGTTCGTGTCATGCCAGACGTGCCACGCCGTGGGGCCGAGCGCAGGCACCAGGGACGTCGCGGTCAGGCGCTGGAACGAGAGAAGCGGGCCGGTACAGCCGCCACTGTTCGGGGGCGACGGGGATGAGTGAGACGCTGCTCCCATGCCCCTTCTGCGGGGACGAGGCGAAGGTCTTCCCGTCGGAGGAAGGCGGCATGTGGGACGTGCAGTGCCAGTCGTGCGGCGCCCTGCCCTTCCTGGTCAGCCCAAGGGAGGCCAGGTCGCGCGGGATCGAGCCCGTGGCCTACCTCGCCGCCGCGTGGAACCGCCGCGTCGAGCGCACGTGCCGCGCCGTTGCCGACGAGGCACGCGGCATGGACGACGAGCTCGTGTGCTCCAGGTGCGGGTGCTCACTGGGCGCCGTGGTCGGCGGCGGGAAGACGATGCTGTCGAGGTTCTGCCCCAACTGCGGCGCGAGGGTGGTGGGCTGCGATGACTGACCGTGACGAGGCGCTCCTGAGGTGCCTGGACGCCCTGTCCAGCATGGTGAGCGTCATCGCGGCTGACCTCGGCAAGGACATGTCAGAGGACGGCGCGAGCATGCTCATGCGGGCCTACGGAAGGTGGAACTCCGCGCACGCCGACCTGATGCGTGCGATGGGTGGCGAGGGGATGACGGCGACGAGCGAGGCGGCGGGCACGCCTGCACGGCTTCCCGGCGGGCCTCATAGACCCGGAAGAGTAGCACAAGGCTCAGGCTCAAGCTCAAGCTGAAGGAGAGAGATGGCAGAAGGAGACCATAGCGACCTGCTGGGAGCATTGGACTTCATAGACCCGGCGCGGCTCGGCTACCAGGAGTGGGTGGACGTCGGCATGGCCCTCAAGGAGAGCGGCCACGACGTGGGGGCGTGGGACGCGTGGAGCAGGCGCGACGCCGCCCGCTACCACGAGGGCGAGTGCGAGAGAAAGTGGCGCAGCTTCGGCAGCTACGAGGGGGAGCGTGTCAAGAGCGGCACCGTGGCCAAGATGGCCATGGCCGCAGGTTGGTCCCCGGCAGGGCCTGATGAGGCACTTAGCTGGGACTCTGAGGTGAGCCTGGCAGATCCGGCATGGGTCGATGAGGGTCTGCCAGAGGACGAGGCCGCAGACAAGACACCTGCCACCATGCTTGTAGACTACCTGGGCGCCGTCTTCGATGACGAGGACCACGTGGGCTACGTCTGCGAGTCATGGACTACGCCAGACGGCAGGCGCGTACCCACAAAGGGACACTTCGACCGCACCGCAGGGCAGCTTAGGCGCGAGCTCTCAGAGACTTCTGACCTCGGCAAAGTCCTGGGCGATTGGGACTCTGCCGTAGGCGCCTGGATACGCTTCAACCCCTTGGACGGCAAAGGCGTCGGCAACGCCAATGTTTCCGAGTACAAGCACGCACTTGTGGAGTCAGATAGCCTGCCATATGAGCAGCAGCTGCCCATGATACGGGCGATGAGGTTGCCATGCGCGGCTATCGTTACCAGCGGCGGCAAGTCGGTGCACGCCATCGTCAAGGTCGATGCAGGTACCGACTACAACCTCTATCGCAAGCGCGTGGAAGAGCTGTACGCCTTCTGCCGAAAGCAAGGCTTTGAGCCGGACACGCAAAACAAGAACCCGTCGCGCCTATCACGTATGCCGGGCGTCACCCGAGGCGATAAACTACAGACCTTAGTCGACACAAACTGTGGGTGCCAATCATGGAACGAGTGGACCACCTGGCGCGAGGAGCAAGAGGACGATCTACCAGATGATGTAGTTAACGACTGGGACAGGCCCATCGTGCTCGCACCGCCGCTCATCGGCACAGAGGGGGAGGGCATACTCAGGCAGAGCCAGAAGATGGTGCTTGCAGGCCCTTCCAAGGCGGGCAAGAGCTTTGCCTTGATCGACCTCGCGGAGGCTATCTGCTGCGGCGGCACGTGGCTCGGGTGGCCCTGCGCAGAGGGGCCTGTGTACTACGTCAACCTCGAGATAGCCGACGAGAGCTTCCGCATGCGACAGCACGCCGTCTGGGACGACCGCAAGGCACACGATGACACGGGAAGCGGCCTTACCTCCATCAAGCGCAATTTTTATAGGCTTGACCTCAGAGGACACGCAGAGGACATGGAGCAACTCGCCCCGCTGCTGGTGCGCCGCGTCCTCAGGCGCGGCCCGAAGGGAACGTTCATGGCCGTCATCATCGACCCCATCTACAAGGTCAACGGGGGCGACGAGAACGACGCCACGGCGATATCGCACTTCACCAACCAGCTTGACCGCGTCGCAAGCGAGTGCGGGTGCGCGGTCATCTACGCCCACCACCACGCCAAGGGCGCGATGGGGGCCAGGAAGGCCATGGACCGCATGAGTGGATCGGGCGTCTTCGCACGAGACGCCGACGCCATCCTGGACATGACCCAGATACACGTGCCGGAGATGCAGGCTAAGCGCTTGCTCGGAGACGCTACGGCATGGAGGGTCACGGCAACGCTCCGCGAATTCCGCAGCCCCGAGCCGATAGACCTATTTTTCAAGTTCCCGAGATTCTACCGAGACGCTACAGGAGCCTTGAAGAGGTTCGATGTGGAGGGCGAGAACCCAGCACGCGAGGCGATAGACGCCCGGAAGGAAAAAGCCAAGCAAGAGCAAGCTGAGCGTGTGAATATTATGAGCGATGCTGTGAATAAATGCGCTAAAAACTGCATTCCTGCGACGAGGAAAAACGTGCTCGAATACATCAACGAAGGCCGCTCTGAAGATAACGAGATAACCGCAACTCAGCTCATACGCTGGACTACAAGTGTCTCTGGTTGGAGCCCATTCCGCTGCTCGGACAAGGAGCATGGAAACACCATTTACGACACGCGTCTTGAAGACCCATGGGGCGACGAGGAGGACTCACAGTGATGCCCGCAATTGACCTTGCGGTGACCTTGCGCACATACCGCAAGGTCAAAAAGAATCAAATTGAGGGGGGTTCTTATGACTACTTAAGGGGTCACAACCCCCCTTGTGACCCCTCCTTAATAAAAGGGTTATCGCAATAACCCCCCTTGGGGTGGCTGCTTGCCCCCGGGTGGGGCGCTAAGAGCGCGCCCCGCCCTCTACGCGGGGACGCTAGGGCAGCATCCACCGGGCGAGGGGTTAAAAACGTCACCACTAGATAAATCAAGATAATTTTAAGAAATGGACAAACATGGCACGTATACAGGCATTTTTGACATTAGTACCGCCGAGAGTCACCCATAACGACCTCGTGGCGACAGTGGGTGGGCGTGGTAGGCCGTACATCCGCAAGAGCGACAGACTCCACGCAGCAGAGGCCGCGTACATGACACGTCTTGCCCAGCTCAAGCCGCCAAAGCCGCTTGCAGGGCCGCTCAGGCTCACGGTCAGGTGGTGCTTCCCCACAAGTGGGCGGAGAAGGTCAGGCGAGCCGATGACCTGCGCTCCTGACCTGGACAACATGGCCAAAGTCTTCGCGGACTGCCTGACACGCACAGGCATCATCGAGGACGACAGGCTCATCGTGGAGGAGAGGCTCGGCAAGGCGTGGTGGGACCCGGCAGGCGTGTTTTTCGAGGTCGAGCAGATTTGAAGCCGTGAGAGCGATTCTAAGGCGCTAGATTATTGCTAGTGGGTATTTTACTCGACTTTTGAGTTCAAATCGGTCATAGATAGGTCACAGAGCTTCACGGGGGCATGCTTGAGTTGGTTCGACGGTGTGGTTTCGACTGCGATGTGATGGGGTCGGGCGAGATGGCGTCGCGAACCAGGCTCACGACTGAGGTGTCATCGTACGATTCGGTCGATGCATATCAGAGTAAAAACATTCACCTACAAAACGCCAATCTTCAAGAGGGGCGGCTTTTATGGTCGATCCAGTGCAGACGCTGCCCAGCCTCTCGCAGTATGCGACGGCGCGAGACCTCTTCGACGCGACCAGGGACGCGAGCATCGACGCGGACAGGATCGCGCGCACGCTCAGGCGCATGGGGTCGCGCGAGGGCGTGCGCGCGCAGTCGTATGAGCCGCATGGTCGGCGTGGCTCGATCGGGGACGCCATGCAGGCCACCGATGCCCGCATCGACTACGAGCGCCGCGTGCGAGAGCGCCAGCGCTCGGACTACGCGCTGATAGACATCGCGTGCGACGTGCTGTACGGCCACGACCAGGTGACGGGTGGCCTTGCCGTGCTCATGGGCGCGGCGTATGCGGACTGTCTGTGGTGGAGGTACTGCGCCGCCGCCACGTGGGGGGACACGGCACGAGGCTGTGGCATGAGCGAGCGGTGGTGCAGGGATGCCATCGCGCCTGCCATGGACACGATGGACGCCTACGGACTCGAGCGGGTGTCCAGAGGGCTCGGTCTTGCGAGCGTGTGAAAAGTGCCGGGTCGTGCCGGGTCGTGCCGGCTTTTTCGGCGTATAAGGATATCGTGCTGAGATTGACGGACGGGGCCATGGGCTGACGCCTGTGGCCCCGGTCGCGTATTGGAGGTCATCGTGACGCTCTTTGGCATCGCGCGCATCGCGGCCCGCTACGTGACGCCGATGGCCATCGCCATGCGCCGTGCCCTCAAGGAGCGCGGGGTCGACGCCGACGCGCTGGCCTACGCCGAGCGCCGCTATGACGACGTGGTGGAGTGCATGCGAAACGTCGTGTCGCCGCTCGACGCCAGGGTGGCGAGGCACAATGGCTAACCCGGAAAACCTCGTCCCTAACGAGGACCGTACCCCGAGCCAGCGCCGAGCCAATGCGAGCAAGGCCGGCAAGGCATCGGCGCGGAAGCGCCGCGAGCGCAGGGACATGCGCGAGACGTTTCGCGAGATGCTCGACATGCCCCTCCACAAGGGCAGCGTGACCTCCGCAGGGACCATGGACGGCATGGACGGCAAGAACATGACCGTCGGCCAGGCAATAGCCCTGGCGCAGCTGAGGAAGGCCATGGCGGGGGACACCAAGGCGGCGGAGTTCATCCGCGACACGTCAGGCCAGAGGCCCAGCGACCGCGTCGAGCTGACCGCACCAGCCAAGGAGAGCGCGGAGGAGTTCTCGCGCCTGCTGGACGGCGCGATGGGCGATGGTGGCTAGCAGGGCGCAGGCCCTCGCGCACGTCATGGCAGACCATCCCGTGCGGCTGGCCCGCATGATGGGCTACGACAGGCTCGTTGAGCCGATGCATGACGGCTGGATACGCCGCATGGCCTTCGGGCCTGGCGACTGGACGCTCCAGGCCCACCGAGGCTCCTACAAGACCACGTGCGTAAAGGTCGCGCTCTGGCTGCTCATGGTCACCAGGCCGCAGCTCACGGTCGGCTTCTTCCGCAAGGCCTCACCTGACGTCGAGGAGGTCATGTCGTCCGTTGCGCGTATGCTCGAATCGGACGTGTCCGCGGTGGTCACGGAGACGATCTACGGAAGGCCCGCGCGCGTCACGTCCGCGAGCTCGACGGCGATATCCACAGACCTCGCATGCAACGTCTCCGGACTCCCGCAGCTCTCGGGGTACGGCATAGGAGGCTCGCTCACCGGCAAGCACTACGACGTCGTGTTCACCGATGACGTGGTGACGCTCCGCGACAGGGCGTCCAGGGCCGAGCGCGAGACCACGAAGGCGTTCTACAGAGAGCTGCAGAACGTACGCAACCGGGGCGGTCGCATCGTCAACACGGGCACGCCGTGGCACAGGGATGACGCCTTCCAGCTCATGCCGGAGCCTGAGCGGTGGCCATGGGACGCGACCGGCCTGGTGTCTGATGACGAGGCACGGGAGCTGCGCAAGGTCATGACGCGCAGCCTCTTCGCGGCGAACTACGAGCTTCGCCACGTCGCCCAGGAGGGCGCCGTGTTCGAGGGAGAGCCTGGGACGTTCGACGACGCCTCTCTGCTGTACGACGGCGTGATGCACGTGGACGCGGCGTATGGCGGCAGCGACGGCACGGCCGTCACCTGCATCCAGTGGCACGGCGGAAGGCCGTACGTGCATGGGGAGCTGTACCGCGAGACCCACGTCGACCGCTGCATGGCACGCATCATCAAGCTTCACGACGCGCTCAGGCTCGGCACGGTGTGGTGCGAGCGCAACGCCGACAAGGGATACCTTGCCGACAAGATGCGCGGGATGGGGCTTCCCGTCTCGACGTACCAGGAGACTGCCAACAAGTTCGTCAAGATATCCACCCACGCCCGTGGGCGCTGGACAGACCTCATGCGCCTCAACAGCGCACGCGACGCCTCTGCGGCCTACTGGGACGAGGTCATGGACTACACCGAGGGCGCCGAGCACGACGATGCGCCCGACTCGCTGGCATGCGCCATCAGGCTCCACGATGACGCGCCGAGGGTGCATCTCTTCAGGGGAGGGATATAGTGGCCGACAGCACGAAGGCGGCGGACGCCGCGACCTACGAGCCGTGCGGCGGGTACCGCGTGCCTGACGGGACGGAGCTGACCGGAGACCTGCTCGCCTCAATGCTGAGCGATTACAAGTCACGTCACCTCCCAAGGATGGCGATGCTGCGCAGGGAGTATGAGGGAGACCACGCCATCCTGCACCAGGCGGCGAAGGCAGAGTACAAGCCAGACAACCGCCTCGTCGCGAACTATGCGCGCCAGATCGTCGACTCCATGGTCGGATACTTCCTGGGGCGTCCCGCCAAGCTCCTTGGCGACGATGACGTGACCATACGATGGCTCAACGAGTGGGGCGCGGCGAACGACGTCGATGACCTCAACGCCGAGCTGAGCAAGCTCGCAGACATATACGGCCAGTCGTACGAGGTCATGTGGCGTGACTGGATGGCCGAGCCGCACAGCACGTTCGTGAGCCCGATGAACATGTTCCTCATACGTGATGACAGCGTCGAGGGCAAGGTGTTCTGGGCCGTCCGCTTTTGGTACGATGACAACAGGTTCGACAGCCGCCCCGACACGCTTCGCGGGACGCTGTACGACGCTGCGTTCGAGACCCCGTTCGAGCTCGTCGGCGGTACGGTTCGGTTCGGCGAGGCCACGGAGCATGGCTTCCCGGACGTGCCGGTCATCGAGTACGTCGACAACGAGGAGCGCCAGGGCCTCTTCGAGGGCGTGATCACGCTCATCGAGGCGCACGACAAGGCCCTCAGCGAGAAGGCCAACGACGTGGAGTACTACGCCGACGCCTACCTCAAGATACTCGGCGCCCATCTTGATGACAAGACGCTCAAGAACCTGCGCGACTCGCGCATCATCAACCTCGAGGGCCGCGACGCGTCAAGCGTGGTGGTCGACTTCCTGCCGAAGCCGGACGCCGACGGTACGCAGGAGCACCTGATAGACCGCCTCGAGAGGCTCATCTTCACGCTCTCGATGGTATCTGACCTCAGCTCTGAGAGCTTCGACACGAGCTCGGGCATCGCCATCAAGTACCGCCTGCAGGCCATGAGCGACCTCGCGCTGGTCAAGGAGCGCAAGTTCAAGCGCGGACTCGGCAGGCGCCACATGCTGCTCTGCGGCTATGCGGCAAACTCGCTCGACCCGGCGGCATGGACGAGCGTCGGCGTGCGCATGGAGCGCAACGTCCCGAGCAACCTCCTCGAGGAGAGCCAGATAGCCGACAACCTCTCTGGCGTCACGTCGGAGGAGACGCGCCTCTCGGTGCTGTCCTGCGTGCCAGACCCGAAGGCCGAGATGGCGCGCATGGAGGACGAGCGCGAGGAGCGCGTGAGCCAGCTCGTGCCCCAGAGGGGCGGTCAGGAGGGGTAGTTGGCCACCTACTGGGAGCGTCGCATTGCGAGGGCGGACGCGGCCATGGAGTCTGACGAGCGCGCCCTCGCCAGGCGCGTGTCCAGGGCCTACGAGGACGAGATGGCCGCCCTCTCAAAGGAGATCGCGAGCTACTACGAGCGTTACGGCCAGGACGGCGTCCTACGCTACCGTACGATGCTACAGTCCATGGACGAGAAGGACCGCGACCTGCTCATGCGCGACTGCGACGCCTGGGCCACGGCACATCCTGACCAGGCCGACATGGTCGCAATACGCAAGTCGATCTACAAGCTAGACCGCCTCGAGGGGCTGCAGGCGTCGGCCAGGCTCCACCTTGCGCGCGCCACGGCTGATGCCACGGACGGCCTTGGCGAGCACTTCGCCCGCCAGGCAATGCATGGGGCAAACGCCGTGGCCGAGACCATGGGCTTCGGAAAGTCGTTCTACTCGGTTGACGATGACACCGTCAGGCGCTTCGTCGGGACTCCGTGGAACCACGGTACCACCTACTCCGAGACCATATGGGATGACGCGGGGAAGGTCGCGGCCTACGTCCAGGATGACATGGCCAAGGCTCTCGCGAGGGGCGAGTCGTGGCAGCGGCTGTGCGACGACGTGTCCAGGCGATTCACGGGCGTCTCAGAGCGCGACGTCATGCGGCTCGTCTGCACGGAGGGCACCTACGTCTCCAGGCAGGCCCAGCTCGCCGAGCTGGCGCGTGAGGGCTTCGAGGAATACTGCGTGGAGCCGGTGGGCGACGAGCGCACCTGCGACGAGTGCAGGCGGCTCATAGGCAAGAGGTTCCCCGTCGACGGCGCCACGGTCGGCGCCAGCCTCCCGCCGATACACCCAAACTGCCGCTGCCAGATAGCCCCGGCCGTCGATGACTGGGACGCCTGGCAGAGGGAGCAGGTTGACCAGAAGAGGGCCGAGCTTGCCGCGAGGCGGGTCGGTGGCGCGGAGAACCCGCTGCATCCTGTACCGGGCGAGGGGTCGGTGACCTACGGCAAGCCAGTTGGCGACCTCATGCCCCATGAGAGGCATGGGATAAATGACCTCGTGAGACTCGGCTACGAGGTCCACGTCAACGAGGAGGATGGCGATGCGCCAGCGAACATAGACCTCTCGCTTGGCGATGACGGCCAGCTGTGGGAGATGAAGAACGTCGGCGACGGGAAGCACTCCGTCGAGGGGAGCCTGCGGGATGCCTATCACAAGTGGACGAGGCTCGGCCTGGACGCTGACAATGAGTCACGGGTCGTTGTCACGTCGTATGGAGCGACGCGTGACGAGCATGAAGTCATCGGTGAAATAAGACGCAGGATGAAAAAGTACGCGACCGAGGTCATCTACATCTTCAGGGACGGGTCGAGCGCAATGTTCCTACGAAGATAAAAGCGAGGCCGTTTCCCCCCAATTAGCTGGGCGGGCGTGCCTCAGTGAGAATATACCCCGAATCGGCTAGGAAGTGACGCACAAATGCCCACCGTGACCATATGGCACGCCGAGTGGTGCGCCCCGTGCAGGGCGACGCTCGCAGACCTCGTCCCGAGGCTGAGGGACGCCGGCGTCGAGCCGGAGGTCGTGGACATAGAGGACCGCCCGTGCGCGGCGAGGTACGAGCACATCGACTACCTGCCCACCGTCACCGTGACGGACGGACGCAAGGAGCTGCTGCGCAGCAGGGGCTACCCGAGCGACGAGGCCGTGGATAGGATCATCGAACTTTGCGAGCAGGGGACGCCGGGGACGGCGTCCCATCTCATGCGTCCGAGACGTGATGACGCTAAAAGTACCGTGGGAAGGCCGAGCCGCAGGGCCATGACATGCGGGGATACGGAGTGCACGGATGGAAGATGACAACAACGGCGCACAGCAGCAGGGCGATGCCCAGGGCCAACGGCAGGGCACGGAGCCACAGAAGCAGGGCGATGCAAGGCATGGCGACCAGGGCGGAGGCAAGACCTACACCGACGCGGACGTGGACGCGATAATCGCGAAGAAGTTCGCCAAGTGGCAGGAGCAGCAGGAGGCAAAGGTCTCCGAGGCCGCCAAGCTCGCCGAGATGAACGCTACCCAGAAGGCAGAGTACGAGCGCGACAAGCTCAAGAAGCAGCTCGCCGAGTACGAGCGCAGGGAGCAGGTGTCGCAGATGGTGTCCGAGTCGAGGGGCCAGCTCTCAGAGCGCGGCATCAACGTGCCTGACGCCCTCGTGAGACAGCTCATCGGCGAATCGGCCGAGGACACCAAGAGGGCCGTCGAGTCGTTCGCCGACGCCTTCAACGCGGCCGTGGAGTCTGCCGTGAAGGAGCGCCTGGCGGGCAAGCCACCCGCGAACGGAGCGGCGGGAAAGCCGATGACCAAGGCCGACATCATGTCCATCAAGGACACGGCAGAGCGCCAGAGGGCCATCCGAGAGCACATGGAACTTTTCACCAACCAGTAGAAAGAGGCATGATATGCCAGCAACGAACGTGAGCTACCCAGAGGCGGGCGTCACCGCGTCGACCGACCTCGCGCCCGACATCTCCATCGACTACGTCAACCGCTTCTCCCAGGGCGTCCAGCGCCTCCGGAAGCTCCTCGGCATGACCAACCTCATGCCCGTCTCTGATGGTGGCACCGTCAAGACCTACAAGTACACTAAGGACATCAAGGCGGGCAACGTCGCCGAGGGCGAGTACATCCCCCTCTCCAAGGTGTCCCGCACGCTCGACCAGACGATCACCCTCACGCTCAACAAGTGGCGCCGCAACACCACGGCGGAGGCCGTCCAGAGCAAGGGCCGCGACCGCGCCATCAACGACACCGACGCGAAGTTCGTCTCCGGGCTGCAGGGCAACATCAAGTCCGACCTGCTCTCCGCAGTCACCGGGACGCTGAAGACCGCTCCCGAGGGCAAGACGCTCCAGGCCGCGCTTGCCAACATGTGGGCTGCCCTCGAGACCATCTTCGAGGACTATGACGGCTTCGGCGACATCGACGATGACGGCGTCCCCCCGTTCGTGTTCTTCGTGAACCCGACCGACGTATCCACCTACCTCGGCACCGCCACGATCACGACCCAAACCGCGTTCGGCATGTCCTACATCAAGGACTTCCTGGGGCTCGGCACGACCTTCACGAGCGCAAAGGTCCCGGCCGGCACCGTCTTCGGCACGGCGGCCCAGAACCTGAACATCGCCTACGTCCCCGCCTCCGGCGGCGACCTGGCGCAGACCTTCGGCCTCACGTCCGACGAGACCGGCATGCTCGGGATGACGCACGCCGTGATCACCACGAACGCGAGCATCGACACTCTCGTCATGGGCGGCGTCAAGGTCTTCCCCGAGGTCTCTGACGCGGTGCTCAAGGGAACCATCAAACCCGGTGCCTAGGCCATAGGGAGGTGACGGCATGACCATCTTCTCGCGCGTCAAGGCACGACTTGACGGATGGGAGGACGTGCCCACCGACGCATGGCTTGACGAGGCCATATGCACGCTCTCAGACCGCGTGTGCCTCAGATGCGGCGTCCACGAGCTGCCACGGATGGCGGAGTCCATCGTGGTAGATGCGACCGTGAAGGCCGTGAACCGGCGCTTCGACGAGGGTATGACGTCCGAGTCTGAGGGCCAGGGAGGCACCATGTCCGTCACCTTCGCCGACGACCTGCTCTCGGAGTACGACCGCGAGCTGTCCGCGCTGGCCGACATGGCGGCTGCGGACGGCTCGTCAAGGCTCCCGAAGGTGAGGTTCGTATGAGGTGGCGCATGGCCGAGCTTTTCGAGCTTGCAGATACCGGCAAGAGGGACAGGCTCGGCAACAGGGTCACCGAGAGGACGAGCCTCGGCAAGGTCCGCGTGCGCGTCGCACCGTTCGGCGTCATGCCGACCGAGAACGAGGGCAACTCCTACGCGGCATCGGACCTCACGCTCGTCACCACGGCGAAGGCAGAGGTTGCGCGCAGGGCGTCGCTCGTCTCCTTCGACGGCTCCGTGTACGGCGTCTCCAGGGTCACGGACCTCGGGCGGCGCAGGGCAATCTCCTGCTCGAGACAGAAGGGGGCCACCGCATGAGCGGCGTGTCCGTGCAATTGGATGACGGCGGGCTCGGCGGCAGGCTCGACGAGCTGAGGGAGCTTGCCGTCGGCACGATCGTCAAGAGGACGGTCAACGAGATGGCCGATGACCTCAGGGGCATCACGCCAAGGGAGACCGGAGGCCTGGTCAACTCCCTCAGGCAGGACGTGTCCGGGAGCGAGGGGACAGTAGGCTACGTGGCCGAGCATGCCCCGCACGTCGAGTACGGCCACCGTCAGAACGTAGGCCAGTACGTCCCCAAGCTAGGAAAGGCGCTCAAGGCGCCGTACGTCGAGGGTCAGCACTTCCTGTCGCAGGAGGTGCAGGCGGCTCGCGTCGTGCTCGCCAGGAGGGCGAGGGAGACGCTAGAGGGAGGCGCGTGATGGGCAGGCACGCGGTGAGGAGGCTCTCGCCGGTTGACCTCTTGGCGGCCGTGGTCGCGAGGGTCGAGGCCGGGACTGGCACGAAGTGCGTGCTCGACCCGTCTGACGAGGAGAGCCCGCTCTACTCGGTGTCGTTCGTCGGCTCGCGGCCGGGGAGGAGCAAGACGCTCTTCCTCGACGTCATGGACGTGCAGGTGCACGCCATATCGCAACCGTCAGGTAGCGAAGGGGAAGTGCTCGCCATGGTCGCCGCCCTTGAGGAGGCAATGGAGGAGGACGTGGTGGTCGACGCGTCGGAATGCCCGGTCTTCCACCTGGTGCGCCAGGATGACATGGGCGTGCAGACGGTGAAGCGCGACCCGACCGGCGAGTGGCACGCCATAGTCGCCTATGAGCTGACGGTGAGCTACGGGATCATAGCAAAGTAGCGGCATAGGCCGCAGAGAGGGGAAGGCAATGCCAGAGGCAACCACGAACTTCGACTCGGGCGCGTACTGCACGACTGGCGGAGGGGTGTCGGCCGTCGACGGCAAGGACGTCCTGACGTGCATCTTCGACGCGACGGGGACCAAGCTTCTCGCCATCGACGGCGAGAAGGAGTCCAAGGTATCGCTCTCAGCAGACACGACGAGCTTCAGCTCGAAGGACTCCAGGGGGGCATGGCAGATTCAGAAGCCCTCCACCAAGAGCTGGGAGATGACCATCGACACGGCGCAGGTGAAGGACGCCGAGTCGAACAAGGTCATCCGCAAGGCGTTCGAGGACGGGACCGCACTGTGCGTCAAGCAGGTCTACGATGACGGCAACTTCACGCCGCGCGGAGGCGGCCTCGCGTTCGTGACCAAGTACGAGGACGACTCCCCGTCCGATGACGCCATCTCCATCTCCGTCACGCTCACCGGCTCCGGCAAGTGGACGTGGTTCGACATTGACACCGAGGCCGCCGGCAAGGCCACTGCCAAGCCGAGCAACCGCTCGTAAGGGGGAGCAATGGCAGACACCACGTTCGAGCAGGACGGCGTCACGTACGAGGTCGTGTACGCCGCGAAGAGGGTTGACATGCTCGAGGCCGCGCTCGGGAACCGCAGCGTCGTGTCCGTGTTCGCCGAGACGCCGACCGTGTGTGACGCGCGCACGCTCGTCGCGTACGGCCTGCGCGAGGTCGGCTCGACGTCCTGGGTGAACCCGTCGAAGGCGCTGGAGGTCATTGGCTCACGCATCGAGTCTTCCGGCCTCTCGTCGCTCATGGAGATGGCGGCTACCGCCATCATGCGCGACTGCGGTTTTTTATTCCAGTAGACCTCGCGCGCCCGCGCATCAGGCGCTCGTCCGTCTCGTCAGTCGGGCATCCGTGGCTCTCCGACGTCCCTCGCGAGCATGCGGGGGACGCCGAGTGGGCCATGGTCGCCGCGCGCATCGGGTGGACGCCCGAGCAGTGGGGTCGCCTCACCCGTGCCCAGCGCACGCTGCTTGCGCGAGCTATTGAGGACAGGGACGCCGAGATGGCCGAGACTATGCGTGACGCTATATCAAATGCCCTTGCCAACGCCTTGCTCAAGCGCGGAGCAAGGCCAATCGACCTGTACAGGGACGTCTCATCGAGCCATAACGCGATGGGGCACGCCGAGGCGATTGGCAAGATGCGGGCAATAGAGGACATGATGCGCCGGTAGGGAGGTCCAGTGGCAGACTACACGCTCTCGGCTAGGATAACCGCCGACAGCTCAGGCTTCGAGAGCGGGATGGCCAAGGCCTCTTCGGCTCTCGGCGAGTTCCAGTCGAAGTGCAGGAAGGCGTCATCACAATCGTCCTCCGACATGGAGGGGACCGCCTCTAAGACCGGCACCGCATGGGACCGTGTCAGGGCAAAGGCATCGTCCGTGTGGTCGGGCGTGAGGTCCTCCGTGACGTCGGGGGTGTCCGGCGCCTGGGGAGCCGTAAGGGACAACGCGTCCCAGATGGTAGGTGCCCTTGCGGGCGTCGGCAAGGCTGGCGTCGCGGCTGTCGCCGGGATAGCGGTCCAGGGCGGATTCGACCGCGCCCTTGCAATCGACAACGCGAAGAAGAAGCTCGCCGGCTTCGGCCATGACGTGAACGACATAACGTCGATCATGAACTCCGCCACTGCTGCGGTTAAGGGCACGGCGTACGGCCTCGGTGACGCCGCGACCGCAGCGGCAACCCTTTCAGCCGCCGGCATAAAGTCCGGCGACGACATGACGAACAGCCTCAAGGCCGTCGCGAATGTCGCTGCCGCATCTGGCCGGAGCTTCAACGACATAGGGACGATCTTCTCGTCCGTCGCCTCGCGCGGCAAGCTCATGGGCGACGACATGCTCCAGCTCACGAGCTCGGGCGTTCCCGTGCTGCAGCTGCTCGCGAGCCACATGCACAAGACCACGGCCGAGGTCTCCGACATGGTCTCGCATGGCAAGATAGACTTCCAGACCTTCTCCGACGCGATGCGTGAGGGCCTCGGGGATGCAGCCCTCTCGTCCGGCGACACGTTCGCCGGAGCCGCCGCAAACGTCCGTGCGGCGCTCTCCCGCATGGTGGAGCCGCTGGCGACGCCTGTCATACAGGGGGCGGTCGGTCTCTTCAAGGACCTCGCCACCAAGATAGACGGCCTCTCGTCATCGCTCGGCCCCGTCATGCCGGCGCTGGCGCCAGTCATAGCGGGGTTCGCGGCCTTCGCGGCGTCAGGTCTCGCGCCGGTGCTGTCATCGCTCCCCGGCATAGGGTCGCTCCTCAGCCCCATCACGTCGCTGCTATCGGCGATGGGCGGCCCGGTGGGCGTCGCCGTGGCGGCGTTCGCCGGCATCGCAGCCGTCTGCCCGCCCCTCCAGGACGCGCTCGGGGGCCTGCTCGGCTCCTTCGGGCAGCTCGCACAGGCGTTTGTGGCATTCGCACAGCCGCTGGTAGACGCCGCCCTGCCAGTGCTCTCGCAGCTCGTCCAGTGGGTGGGACAGGGCCTTGCCGACGCCGTCAACGTCGGCGCGCAGGCAATATCCGGGCTAGCTGCAGGCCTCCAGGGCATGGCTGACGGCGGGACGAACGCCCTCACGCTCCTGCAGCCGGTCGCGGACTGGTTCATGGGCACGCTCGTACCGGCGCTCCAGGGCATAGGCGACTACATAGCACAGACGTTCGGCCCGGCATGGGACATACTCGTCCAGGGCTTCCAGGACTTCGCGGCCAACGTCGGCCCGATACTCGCGCCTGTGCTCCAGGCGGCGCAGCAGGCGTTCATGCAGATAGGCGACGCGCTAACAACATATGTTGTGCCGATGTTCCAGGCGCTGCAGCCGGTACTCCAGGCGGTGGCGATGGTCTTGGCAAGCGTCGTTGGCCCGGCCCTCACCACGGTGGCGAGCATCGTATCCACGGTCCTCGTGGCCGCCTTCACCGTGGCCGGGTCGCTCATATCCGGCGCCATGCAGACGATAGCGGGCGTCGTGCAGGCGGTCGTTGGCGTCATCGAGGCGATAGTGGGCGTCTTCGTCGGAGTGTTCACGGGCGACTGGTCGATGGCCGCGAACGGGGCCAGGAACATCATGAACGGCCTCGCGTCAGCCCTGGCCGGCATCTTCAACGGCATATCCGGCACAATCGGCGGAATAGTCAACGGCATAGCCAGCACGATATCCAGCGTCTTCAACGGCGCGAAGAGCGCGGCGGCGGGCATCTTCGGCGCCATGGCCTCTGCCATAGGCAACCAGATAGGCAACGCCAAGAACGTCGTGTCGAATGGCCTCAACGCCATCAGCGGGTTCTTCCGTGGCCTGCACCTCGAGCTGCCGCACATCAAGCTCCCGCACTTCTCGATATCCGGAAGCTTCAGCCTCGACCCGCCGAGCATCCCGACGATAGGGGTCAGCTGGTACGCCAAGGGCGCAATCTTCTCGCGGCCGACGGTCTTCGCCGGGACCGGTGTCGGCGTCGGAGAGGCCGGCCCTGAGGCCGTCGCCCCAGTCGGGAAGCTCGTCGGCTTCATCACTGACGCGCTCGGAGAGCTGGGCGTCGGGTCGGGCGCCGTCGTCGGGATCGACTACGACGCGCTCGCCAGGGCGGTCGCGCGGCAGCTGGAGGGCATCGAGGTGGTCATGGACGGCGACGCTACGGTCGGGGCCATAGTGGCGGCGACGAGAAGGAGGGCGGCGATGTACGTTGGCTGACCAGCCCATACCGGACGGCACGTACGTCGTCCACTCCGCCTACGACACGAGCATGTGCATGGACTCGTTCGGAAACACGAAGGACAACAACGCCTCGGTCGTACTGTACGCGCAGAACGGCTCGAACGCCCAGTACGTGCACGTCACGAACTTTGCGGAGGGGTCGAGGTCCTGGGTGGAGATGTCCTTCCCGGGCACCGGCAAGTGGGTCATGACGCGCGGCGGCACCTACGACGGCGGCACCGGCATCGTGCAGTACGACTACGGCTCGCACTCCGAGAGGTGGACGCCGGTCGCCGTGGACGGCGTGACCGCCAAGATTGGCGGCAAGTCCCTGCAGGCATACAGGCTCTTCGCGGCCGAGGTGTACGACGCATCCTCGGCCAACAACAGGCTCATCGACTGCTCCGGCACAGCCCCGTCGAGCGGCACGCCCCTGGTACTCGGGTGGGACGACGGCGGCAAGGACCAGATGTGGCTCTTCGAGCAGGCCAACCCCATGCCGACGGGGACCTACGAGATCCTCTACAAGGCGTCCCCCGGCTTCTGCCTCGACCTCACCGGCCTCAGCCAGGCGGACGGGGCCTCGGCGCAGCTCTACGTGCGCAACGGCGACAACAACCAGAGAGTCTGGCTCACCAACGAGGGCAACGGCCGTTGCAAGATGGCGTTCTGCCACTCCATGAGGTGGCTCGAGGTGTGGGGCAGCGGCAGCCCGCAGCAGGGCTACCGCGTCGACCAGTACGGCCTCGCCGGGTCCTACGAGGGCAACCGCGACAACGAGTGGCTGCTGCTTCCGAGAGGCTCCGTGCAGGTCGGCAGCGTCACGCTGCCGGTCTTCCAGGTCGCGAACTACCTCTCCGACGGGACCACGATGTGCATGGACGCCGAGGGCGCGGCCGCCGCCAACTCCACCAAAGTCCAGGCGTGGCCGCAGAACCACACCGACGCCCAGCTGTGGGCCTTCATGCCGTCCGAGATGACCGTCGGGACGCTCCCCACGCCGTCCCAGGTGGGGCTCGAGCTGGCGGACGGCTTCACCGTGCTCTCCGGGACCGCCGAGGCCAGCGCGGCCTCGGTGCGGTTCGAGTGCCCGGGCACGTCCTTCAAGGCGCGATTCCGCCACCGCGACCGCAGGGCCGGCGGACTCTTCGGCGACTGGGGCGAGTGGCAGTCGGTCGCGGACGGCTCATACGCCAACGACGGGTGGGGGACGGCGGGGGAGGCGAACGTGACGTTCGAGGACCCCTCGCCGCGCCACGTGTGCGCCGCGCTCCCCATAGGGAAAATCACCCCGGGCGGCACCGACTCCGTAGAGCTGCAGGTGGAGGTGCGCTCATTCGAGGCCGACGCGGGCGGACGCAAGGGGCTCTACGCCCACGGGTCGAGCGGCGCGAGCGGCACGATCAGGCTCACCGTGCGCCCGTCCCTCACCATCTCCGGGCTGTCGCTCGGCCCCCACGGCCTCACGGTCGGCTACGCGAGCGACTGGGGGCACACCGGCTGCACCCTGTCCGTGACGTCGGTCCTCGTCGGCGGGAAGGACGCCGTGGGCTCTGCCGTGGACTACGGCGAGGTCTACGGGGCGCACGGCTCCGTGCTCGTGACGTGGTCGCTGCTCTCGCGCGTCCCCATGGCGGGCGACGAGGTCACCGTCGTGGCCACGCTGCACACCGACTCGCTGGCATCTGCGCCGGTGACGCTCACGGCTGTGCCGAAGGTCGAGGGCACCCGCACGGACCCAGCATGCTCCGTGCGGGAGAGCGACCACGCGACGCAGCTCATAGACGTCGCCACGACCTCTGCAACGGATGCCGTGTCGGCCTGGCAGCGCGTCGGCGACACCGAGGGGACCATGCGCCGGGCGTCCTCGGGCGCTGGGACCGTCGCCATGGACGCCATCTGCCCGCTCGGGACGGAGGGCGCGGCGACCGTCGCGATCGTGCGGCGGGACGGCTCGTGGGGCGCGCTCAACGTCGCGCTCCCCGCCGTCATCGACCACTCGTACGTCTGGGACTGGGACGGCGGCCACGCGGCGCTCGACCTTGGGGTCGGCAGCCCCGCTGAGAGGTCGGACAACCGCGACCGCGACTACGAGGAGTACTCCACGACAGGTAGGAAGTACAGGGCGTACCGTCTGCTCGGCGGTGGCAAGAGGGACCTCTCCGTCAGCGGCGCCGTCGTAGAGGGCATCCCGCAGGACGGCACGGTCGGCCAGCTCCATGCCCTGCTGGACGCCGGCCATGCGACGTTTAGGGACTGGCGTGGCGCCGTCGTTGACGTCGTCGTCGTGGCCGTCGAGGTCACCGACCAGCTCGGGACGCATGCGAAGGCGAAGGTCAGGCAGTACCAGGAGTCGCGGTAGGGAGGCAGCGGACTGTGGCGAGGCTCGTAGATGACGTCTGGAGGGACCCTCGCACGGAGCTGACGCTCAGGGCGTGGGAAGTGGACCCCCACAACCTGGACTTCGTGAGGCGCGAGGTCTCGGGGCTGCTCCCGGGGAAGTGCTCGATGACGCTCGGCTACCGCAGCGACACGCGCGCCTCGGCAAAGGTCGAGATTGAAGGGGCCGGCCCCGGCGACGGGTCGTGGGTGAGGCTCACGCTCGAGGCGCCGGGGCTCCCCACTGAGGAGCTCGGCACCCTCTGCGTCAAGTCCTCGAGGCGCGACCGGGCGTCGGGAATCACGACGCTCGACCTCCAGTCGGCAATATGGGCCATCAGCGAGGACAGGCTCTCGTGGGAGTGGACCGTGGGCGCAGGCACCAGGACGTCGGTCGCCATAGACAGGGCGTGCGCCTGGTGCGCGAGGCCCTACGTGCTGCTCCCCGGCTTCCGCGACGGGCAGTACGGCTCGACGGTCGGGTTCGAGCGGTCGGACGCGTTCAGCACGTTCCTCTTCGACGCCTGCTCGCGCGCCGGCGACCGCATGGACGTCGACGGCCACGGGAGGCTTTCGTTCGCCCCCTACACGGCTCCCGAGGCGAGGGAGCCGGACTGGGACGTCGACGAGCGCGACCCACGCTCGGTCGTGCTCTCGTCAGGGCGCGTGGACGAAGACGCGAGCGGCGAGGCCTACGGCCGCACCGTCGTGGTCCACAACATCGGGTCCGGCGACGGACAGGTCGCGGTCACCGGCGAGTACGACGTGCCCGACACCCACGCGGCGTCGTTCGCCCGGCGCGGGTTCAACCGCACGAAGGTGCGCGAGGTCCAGGACATGTCCCCGGAGACCGGGGCCGAGGCCTCGAGGTTGGCCGAGCGGTACAGCGCGACCGACGCGGACCTCGGCGTCACGCGCACGGCGACGGTCATGTGGTGCCCGGTGACCGCCGGCGACGTCATCAGGTGGACTGACGCGGACGGCGAGACGGCAAGGCTGCTCGTCAAGACCGCCGAGTGCTCGTTCGAGCGATGGGACAAGGAGCTGACGATGGAGGTGCTCTCGTAGATGGACCTGATAGAGGCAGCGGCGATGCTCGCGGGGCGCAGGCGCGCCGAGGGGGCGGCGGGGACGCCGCTCGACACGACCGTGACGGCGACCGCCATGGCCGACTCGCACGACGGGGCCGTCCTTGTGGACATGGGCGGCGTGACGGTGTCGGCGGACGGCTCGCAGCACGTCGAGGTCGCCACGACCGTGGACGTGCGCAAGGGTGACGTCGTGTATGTCACGAAGACCGGGGCCACAGGATCAGCGCGAGCCTATACGGTCACCGGCGTGCGCGGTGGCGGCGACAGGCAGCAGGCAGAGATAGACGCCAAGGCCGACTCGTCTGCCGCAGTGGCACGCACCGAGGACTGGTACCTCGTCCAGGGCGCCAAGCCTGCCGCGCCGACCGCCCTGGAGCCTGGCGGCTCGTGGGCGCGCGGGCCCGTCTTCGCGGAGGGCACGACCTCCGGCACCTGCTGGCGCTCGGTCCTCACGGTCAGGGCGGACGGCTCGTGGTCGTGGTCGGAGCCGGTCGAGGAGAGCTACTACAGCAGGGTCTCGCAGACGGCGTCCGCGCTGTCCTCCGAGGTGGCCGCGCGCACCGCCACGGACGGCAAGGTGTCAAAGCTCGAGACGCGGGTCTCGCAGACGGCGTCCGCGCTGTCCTCCGAGGTGGCCGCGCGCACCGCCACGGACGGCAAGGTGTCAAAGCTCGAGACGCGGGTCTCGCAGACGGCGTCCGCGCTGTCCTCCGAGGTGGCCGC